TAATGAGTCCTTAGATGCAAAGTCGGTCGATTTGGTATAGTTAGACATGTGCCGCCCCTTAACTTATACGGCCACGCTTGGCCAAAATTTCAATTTTTTGAATTGATAGTTCAAAACCATTCACCTCTGCCTCATACCCTGTCTGAACTACTTTTCCAGAGCCTGTCGCTTGAGACAGTAAAGTTTGAATCGTAATACCACCAGCGTAATACGCAATCGGAACGCCGTTAGTTCCATATTCAGCAACGCCGTATTCGGAAACGCCTTGCGTTGGGATGGATACATTTTCCGAAAAATAATTCTCAGAAAAATCGTAACCCCATTTAATGGTTACGACTTGATTTGAGCCACCAATAACCACAATTGAGATACGCTTAACAATCGATGTTACCGTTACATCACCCAAGTCAGCGTGATTGGTGTAGTAGAACATTCGGTACGTAGCAGCATCATCAAGATAGCCTGTGTATTTACCGACATAGCCTTTTTTTCCGATTAATAAATCGCCGTTTCGCAATGCGCACAAAGCCGTCGGTTCAATCTGAGTCCATGTAGTTACTCGCGACGAACCATCTTGCATCACATTTCTGGTGTCAAACACATAGACTTGTTTTGCTGTTGGGAATGTCAGCAAATAAAACGCATCGACTTCAGAATAAACTGCTTTAATATTTGCCGGTGTTTCACCCGCCACTAACTGCATTAAGTCATTACGAACATTCTTGCTCAGGTCACGAAATGGCGCTGACTTTTCCTGAATGGTTCTAAGCACAGAGCGCACACCGCTGTTTGACAAAAATACGACATCGGTGTTTGTACTTTGAATCGAATCACGGTATTGGCAGCCGATACCTACCACGGTATCGTGCAACGACATCGTGCTAGGTGTTGTTGCGCCTTGATATACTAAAATCTGGCGCTTACCAAAGATAAACAGAAAACCGTTATGCGCTGCTAGGCCAGTTATCTCGTCAGCACCATTCGCCCATACGTTATTGACATTCAATGTGCCAGACGATCCACCGGTATAAATATGGCCAGCAATCAAATCTGAAAATGTGAGCGTTGTTTTATTGGTCGCCGTGTTGGCTATCCACAAGCGGCCATACGCAGATATGCAGATATTTCCTTGTGGAACGGTACCAGCATAACCAGTTTTTTCGCTTACCCGACGATACGTTGTTGTGCTAACCGCTGGGTCATAGATTAATGGATCATATCCAGATTGGAAAAAATACGTTATTCCATTTAGTGACGCGCAATGCCAATTATTTGCCGTGATGGTCGGAGCAGTACCGCCACCGCCATAAGTTAGCTCGGTAGCTGTTGAACCGCTTAATTTGAATAACTTATTGTTTCCAGCAAATAAAGTCGTAACCGACCCATCAGTTTGCACCAACTCATGAATGACGCCAACGTCATTAGCGCCAAGGTTTCCTGAGCTAGTATTTTGTCTTGTCCAGCCTTTTCGCGCGCCGATTCGACCGTATTGGTCAATGATACAGTTAGTCGCAGTCAACGCAAAACCAGCCGCTAAATCAAGCGGCGAATCTTGCGTATTCAGGCCATAGAAGCCTGGCGCGCTAATGCTAAAGCGTTCAAGCTCTTGGCTCATATTGAGACAAACTCCTGCGTTTCGGGGAAGCGTGTCGCTTCCAAAGCAATGTAATCAGCCAACATGGAGCGATACAGGTTGTATGCTTCAGATGACGATAGACCACCGTCTTCGCCGCGCTCAACTAACGCTCTAGCATAGGCATTTTGCTCAACCAACACATCCGGCACTAATATTGATGTGCTGTCGGAAGTCAATGTCGCTTGGGGAATAGTTACAAAAAACTTGATGGTATAGACGCCATCAGGGCGGCCATACAATTGAACTTGCGCGTCGCCATTACCGTCAACACCTTCAAAACAGTATTGTGCGGGAATGTTAGTAACAATTGGTGTGAAATTCTGCTTTTGACGCATATCGGCCACGCTGATATTTCGCATGACGACATTGCTAGTTGTATTTAGTGGGTCGCTTGATACACGGAATTTTTGACCTGCACCGGTCAACGAATAGATATATGTGTCAGCAACCGTGGTGACTGTTTTTTCTTGGCCGAGAACATTCCAATCGTAAGCGTCCTCAACTTGGCGCTTCGCGTCATTAACGAACTTGCCAATCAAACTGGAATACGAACTCAGAGCGACGGTATCGACCGTCGGCTCACGTAGTCGTATCAATACTGCATTAACTAATTCTAGATAGGTCATTCGCTTCCCCGCAAAACTTAACAGAGCCAGCTTTTGCCTATCCCCAATGGGAAGAAGCCATCGCCCCTATTATAAAGAAATTACTTTATCTTTGGCTACCATTTCACTTTATTAGCCCAAAAAGCCGCGCTCATCTTACCCTTGTCGATATTCTTGGCATGACGCGCTTTGAACGCTTCATTGCGTTTCGTGCCATCTGGACTGCCAGTAGCACCCTGCTGGCCAAAACGAATCAGCTTAACTTCATCCCCATCCTTAGCCAATACAGCATGGCTTTTGCTTGGGTGGTTAGGAGTCGCTTTAGGCTTGTTATAGCCAGCAAATTCCTCTTTGCCGCGCTTAATCATTTTTTAGGCTTTTTCGCTGTCTTGGCCGACTGTACAAAATCAGCTTTTGTTGGCGCGCCTTTGCTGCCAACCTTGCGCATCTTCTCGCCCGATCCAGCTTTAATTCTGGCTTGCTTGGCATTGATGTTGGCATAGAGTCCGTTTTTCATATTAACTCCGTAACGGTTACTGTAGAAGAGGCCACGGCGGCGTCTTTAATAAAAGCAATCTTTTGCCCTGGCGTTACAGCAACAATTTCTGACTGATTATTTCCAATCAAAGGGCTTGTTGTAAGTGACGCCGTTGGGTTAGTTCCAATTGCAAAATGGCAGTGACCAAGAGCGCAAGCAATGCGAATTAATGTAGTATTGGCGCCAAATGCAGTCATCTGTACGCTGCTAGTTGTTACTGTAGCTCCTTGGGTGGTACCCATACTACCTACACCCAAAGCCACTTGGTTAGGGTCTAACTGAAATGTTGACATAGTTTAATCCTTAGTTATAGCGTGGCATAGATTCTAGACTTCATTTTTGCCCCTTTTGCTTAGGCTTAGTGTGCGTCAAAACCTTACTGGTTTTTGTGTGCTTTTCGCCCGTCATTAAAGTTTTGCCGGACTTATGCGTTGCGCCAGTATAAAGTTTGCCGCTGGGCAAATAGTGCGGTACGCCCTTCATTACTTTTTAGCCTTGTTCTTGGCTGTGCGCATTCCACGAACTGGCATCTTTGTTTGAGCCATGCCTGTAGACGAAGATTGCTTGTTAGGCTTACTAGCCTTTACCGTTGCTGTTTTGTAGCCGCTCATTGACTTACTATCTTTTTTTGACCCATACATAATGACTATCCCCTATCTGAAAAATACCCGATCCAAGATAAACGCAGCGCCACCACTTATGGCCGACGCGATTGCCATACCGACCCAAAACCCGCCTTTAGACTTGTTGGCCATAGCCAATAGCTTTTTGACGTCTTCGCGCAGTGCGCTAACTTCAGCCTGAAGCACTTCAACTTGAGCTTCCAGCTTGCCAAATTCACGCAGATCAATATCACGCATTATCTACTTTCCTTGGCCTCCCAGGCCGTTTTTGCGCCTCAGGTGGCTGCATAAGTATTAAATGTTCGTCGTTGTCGCCTGAAATTTCAGGCTCATCAATGCGTTGATATCCCGCATGGCCTTTCATGCTGTCAATATCGTGCGGCTGGTTAAACGTAACCATTTGACCACTTTGAAGGCATCTAAATGTAGCCATAACAACCCTTAAAAAATCAGGGGCCGAAGCCCCTGAGTCTTATGCTAATGAACGAACTACAACGATGCGCAATGTTGAAGATGCTAAGTCAGCGGTAGAGCCTGACTCATTTTGGATGCGGAATTTAACAGTATTGGCTGCGCTAACGTAGCCAGTAACAGTCAAACCAACCAAATCCACACCCAATGATGCGCCGATAACCATATCACCGAGTGCTACGCCTGGAACGGTGACATCATCGGTTTCGCCAGCGCCATCAACTAGCGAGCCAGCGTCGAGCGTGGCTGTTACCATCCACGTATCAGAAAACAGGCCACGGAATTGATCGTTGCCTGCGCGTACAGTTACTGCTGAAGCTGTTGCCATAGTATTCTCCTAATTAGGTTAAAAACCCCCGCCCGAAGACGGGGAGTTTAATTAGGCAGGTACGGCCAAGGCGAATGCCGAAGACGACAGAGCCGCGCCAACAGTTGCCGCAGCACGCATGGCTTTAACGCCATAAATCGTATCAGCAGTAAACAGGGTACCGAGGTATTCCTGCTTGTACTGAGTCTGCGAACGAACGCTCAACTGCTCAACCAAAACCATTGCATCCTTGTGGCCCATCAAGCAGATACGGTCTGTAGTGCTGTTGCCAGCGCCAGTATCAGCGTTTGACGAAACAAACACAGGGATACCGTACAGGTTGCCGATTTCGCCGTTGCGGATTGTATTGCCATCGCCAACAAACGCTTGCTCAGTGTAACGAGCTAAACCCATCAATGTGTTGCGGCTTGATGGAGGGATCAGGAAGAAACGGCCATCCATTGGCGTGTCGTTGTCATCCAAACGCTGGATTGTGCGACGGATAGCTGCATCAGTCAGAGCGGCTGCGTTCGACGATGTTGAGTTGTATGCAGTTGTACCGTTTGATCCGATGAAGGCTTTAGTCGATGCTGCCGATGTTGCATAATCATCAGTGCCTATTGTCGCGCCGTTAAATGCACGACCCAATTGAACCAAGTCAGTGTCAACGCGACGAGCCAAAGCATAGCCAGCATCAGCAGTGTAGAACTGACGCATTGAGTTCAGCGCTTGAATCTCAGCGATGTCCTCGATCAAACGGCTGTACTCATAGTGCTTGTCGATTGATACTTGCACTTCGGTGTTGCTAGCAGCGATCAAAGTCACTGCATCGGTTGCTGCTTTAGCGTTAGCTGTGCCGCGAGTCGGTGCTGGGATGTGGATCACATCGCCTTTTTTGCCACGGAAGTTCATCTTCATGACCAGATTGGCCAGAACGAGGTTCTTCCTATAAGCGGCAACAATCTCATCACTCCAAATTTCTGGAACGAAGGTACCGGCGCTCGATACGGTTACGCTATTGGTTGGTGAAAATGCTGCATTTGCCATGTTATTACTCCTAGATCAAAAGTTTTATTTAACCCTACCCTCTTGATATGCCAGCATAATTTCATCTGAAAGTGCGTCATATCGGGCTGGATCGTTCATTTTTAGCCGAATTAGGTCAGCACGACGGTAAACTCTTTTTGAACTCTCACCGCTTCCACCGCTATCGACCTGTACAGATTTCATCGTTTTCTGGCGATCCGTTGATGCTTGTTGGGTCGCTTGCTTCGTCTGAATACCGCGCAGCTCTTTATAAGTGGACAGCAATTCGTTAGCCGAATCAAAATCAAACTCTGCGTCAGCGCGCTTGAATAAATCCAAGCGAATATTCGACGATTTAACCCAATTCACAAACCCATCATCTCGAACAACTTGCTCGAAATCAGGATGTGCTTGAGCTAACTTTTGCTGAGTCTGTAGCGCCCTTAATTCAGCTGCGGCTTTACGAGCCTCAATGATGTCAGGGTGCCTATCAATCGTATTACGAACTGCCTTTTGTGGGTCTTCATAGAAGTCCACTTCCGGCTCTGCCTCTGCAATAGGTTGTTGCCTAGAACTGAGATTCTGCTTAATAAGTTCATCCGCCAGTTTCCGAACTTCACCGACTTCCTGCGCTTGTCGCCCAATGACTTTTTCCGCTTCTTGGTGCATCTTCATAACGTCTTCAAGAGACTTATTTCGATACCGCTCAGGAAGTTCCGGCTTATCATTTACAAACGTAGAGTCTAGCTTGGCCTCTTCTGTCTCTAACTCACTTGGCAACTCATTTTCTGGATCAACTAACATATTAGGTTTCCTTTTCCTGCCATCTTTTGGTTCTCAGGATGATAATAAACAGGCCAGGGTCTGGTTATCTGTTCGCTTTTTGCTCCGCAGCGAGTTTTTCTCGATGCTTACGGTCAAATTGGGCTGCGGCGGTCGGGAATGATCCTGACCAGCCCTCCAATAAAAACGCTGGGGCGGATATTATGCGGTCGGCTTTACCTCCGCACTCGCATTGAACTTGAACCAGCTCATAACTGACCAATTTCTCAATGCGATGCCCATTTTCACAGGCAAATTCATACATTCGGCGCATTTAATTCCTCATAAGCATCAGAGCTGACTTGTCGCAAGTTTTTCAGCCATAGCAAGATAGAAAGCTCGCCCTTCTTGAATTGTAAACTTTTTTCATCTTCAACAGCAGAAATATTATTCAGCGAATTTACCATTCCGTCAATATCTTCTATTAAATCAGTCCACCCCTGGGTGGCCATCATAGAAAATCGATCTTCGTAGTATTTTTGCAGTTCAGGCGTCATTAATTACTATCCATGAAGTGGTTTCCTCATCCCATAAATACGCTTGCTCATCCGTTGGCATAGCCACTGGTGGCTGCCAAGTGACATCAGAATCTAACGTCCAACTAGGAAACGGTTGCGG